CGGAAATACGTTCTCTATTTCTGTCGTAGTACCATTTATTGTAGGCTTTTTCTCTGTCTTTGCCCTTAAGGCTACTCCGAAAGATCTCAGTTCTATTCTTGTACACTAGTCTTGGCATTCGATATCTCCGTTCTAATCGTTACTTTTAGACCCAATTTTTCCCATTTTTGCTTGCGTTTAGTGGCCTTGTTGCGCAATACAGTATTGTCGTCTACAAGGTCTATGATTAGAGGAGTTTTTTTACCTTCGAACACTCTGTCTATGCGGCCCTTTAATTGCTGTAGATTTGCTGTTGGCGGAGTAGCACAAATAATTGTATCCTTGCAAGGGATATCCAGCCCTTCGTTGGCCATCGAGTATGTTGTAAACGTAACTCTAGCCTTCTCAGCTTCTTTGCGGCCAGCAGCACTAGTACTGCCAACTATCATTTTTGCATCAAGTTTCAATTGATGAAAAGCAGCATGATGCAGGAAAGATAAATGATCTTCTACTAGGTCGCTAAACACTAGCAGGCTTCTGTTATCCTTTAAGCATCTAATTACTTCCCACATAATTGCTTGGTTTCTTCTCTTTAGAGAAGCTAAAGCCTTTGCAACGAAAACCCTCTCTATGCCGCTTTGCATGTTTCTCCTGCAAGCACCTTTTTCTAAAATTACCTGCTCGACTTCGCCATCAGTCCTTCGCTTTTGGTCTACATCAACTATGACCGGCCCCAGCAAAACCTCAAACAGATCGTTCATTCTATCAGATCTTTGAAGCCCTGCCGATATGCCAAAAATATACTTGGATGTTAGCCTGCTCACAAGAGCCGTCCACGTATTCGCCGGTGCGTGATGGCACTCATCCATGATCGTAGTGCCGAATGTTCGAAAATACCCCTCGTCGCTTTCCTTGTGAAGTGAGTTTATGAGACCTACCACCACTGGAAAGTCTTTTCCTGATTGTTTTAATTTAGTGCTATATACACCAATGTTCATGCCAACACTTTTAGCCTCAGATTTCCACTGGTCAATCTGAAATTTTCTAGATAGAACTACAAGGGCAGATCGCCCTAATCTTTTTATTATTTCAAGACCCATTTTGGTCTTACCTGTTCCGCAAGGCGCAAGACAAATGCCCCCGAAACTGTTCGAGAGAGTATTCTTTACTGCGCCAGCAACAAATTCTTCTTGGTTAATCCCATTCCATTCCCCAAGGGTAGTGCGTGGGTAAGTAAAGTAATTCCCTTCAGAACCATATTTATAATTGAAGGATATATCGGGTAATTTTGCCCTTATATTGAAGCATCTAGGCACTAACATCTGAGGAGTATGCCCAAAGCCTCTATCAATATAGCATTTTATTAGCTCCGTTTGTCCGGAACGGTAATCATATTTTTTAAACGTGAGTACTTTTTGAAGGTAAACATACTGTTCTCGTGTTAACCCTGTTATGCCCGCCAGTCCACCACGCACATTAGCTCTAATCATTATTTACCCTCTGCCCAATTATTGCAAATTTTTGCGTCTACCAGTATTGGGACACTTATCTTTGCCACATTTTCAAGGCAAGATATCACTAATTGTTTACACTGTTCGCTATGCTCTTGACGATGATGTACTACTACCTCATCGTGAACTTGAAGAGCCGCATGAGAATCTCTCAGGCCATCGATCTCACGCTTCTCTTTTGCGTACTGCAAGACACCAAGCTTTATGAAATCTGCGGCACTGCCCTGAGGAAGATTATTGGCTATTTCCCGAACTACTTTACCGATCTCCCATGGCTTCATAAGATTTTTATTGATAGCCTCTTTTTGCGCAAAAAACCTGCGAACGCGGTTACCAAGTATGTATTCAAAATACCCTCGTTCTATTAAATCATACCTGGCCCTTTTATGGAAGATATAAACCCCAGCGTACGTGCTAAAGTATCCCGTATGAATCTCTAGAGCGTCTTTGTCTGGAATATCTAGTCTCTTTGCGAGGGTTTTATGGTGCATCCCATAACACAGCCCGAAATTCACGGTTTTAGCTATCTTTCTGCCACGCTTCAAACCAAACTTCTGGATGAGTCCGAGTTTAAATGCGGTAAGGGAGTGCAGATCTAATCCAAGACAAAACCCCTTTATGACTGGCTGTAGTGGGTTCTCAATATCCCTCTCTCCGTCTGCCGCACCACATTTAGGACAATTGTGCGTGACAACTGAAAGCCAGCCCTTACTACCGCACTCACAATCCCATCTACAATACGCCTCCAGTAAATTTCTGTCTCCGGTAAGATGAGCCAACATTCGAAGCTCTATCTGTGAATAATCTGCTACCACCAACTTAAATCCCGGTTTTGGTATGAAAGCTAACCTGATAGGGAGCATTTGAAATGCGTCTTCTTCTGACAAATATTCCCATCCCGGTATGACAAAAGTCGCGTCTTCGTTTCGTTTCCATCCTGGCAATGCTTCTTTAGTGGTGATTTTACTGTCCACATGTTTATTATATAGTTCTATCAGAGTAGCCGCAGGCAACTTGGGGGACTTGTCGGTATTCGGTATATTTTGTAGATTTGGGGACGAACTTACTCGGCCTGTTATGGTTCCAACAGACTTAAAACCAGTTCTTACTAGCCCCCCATTAGCCTTTCCAGACTCATATAGCGCCGTAAGAAACGTACTATGTAAAGTCCCTAAAGCGGAATAGTCTGATAGCTTTTTGCAAAGATCGTTGCCTTGTTCATATAAATATTTCTGAATCTCGGCATCTGATTTAGGTAATCCGCTTTTGGTAAGTTGTGCCCATTTGGGTGGTTTAAGGCGCATCCTTACCCAGAGCAAATCTTTTACCTGTGGATGGCTACGGGGATTAAAATTCTTAATGCCATATTTTTCTTCAATTTCTTTTTGGATCTCTGCCTTCATATGCTCTAATAGCCAACCAATATCGCGCTGAAAAATGTACAGCAAATCAAGATCTACATTTATGCCGCCTATCTCCACTTCTACCATGTGAAGTGCATAAGGAAGCTCATGCTTATAGTACCAATCCTCTATATTCTTGAATTTAGCCAACTCTTCTCGTTGTCGCAAATAGACCCTTATTGTATCCACAGCATCTTCTATAGCGTATTCGGAAAACTTTTTATCCGCTTCTTTCTTGTGTTTCTCTATAATCGTGGGCGCTATTAATTTACTGAAATCAGAGTCGAACTGCTTTCGCGAAAGTGCTCTGGCCATCGTAAGTGCTTTTTTCTGAAATACACTATAGCCGTTTAAATTTTCTTCTAGATTGGATGACTTTTGTCGCTTTTCTTTGTATAGTACCCACCCCTCGTTCGTTAGCTCTTTAATTACAACTTTGGCCCCCTTCTTTATGCCGGACACTTCCTTTTCTGTCTGTTTGTATGTTTTACGCGGTTTGTCCAGCCTGAGTCTTGAAAGGGTTTTTAGGTCACGCCTTGTATTCTCGTCTATAAGGAATGCTTGTGGAAGCGTATCCACGACCCTACACCGAGGCATAAGGTCATGGATTTTGTCTATTGAAAGATCTGCAAACATGTAATGCATGGCAATTTGTATGTCGAAGGGAGCGTTCTGGAACGCAAATATAATATCTGGTTTTTGCCATATAGGCATAAGTATAGTGTCCTGAAACCATTGCCAAGACACACGGTTGTATGTAGAATCTTTTAGAAACGACCAGCATTCGCCTTCAACTTCATCCCCACCCAGCCACCAGCCTATAGAAACACATTCTGCTATGGCTTGAAATGGGATGAGCTTGTTTTCGCCAGTCGTTTCAAAGTCCATTGAGACTACTTTAGATGATAAAATTTTATCTATATCGACCATGATTAGAACGGAGTCTCTTCTTTTTCAGGAAAATATGCATCGGCTTTTGCCTTTTCAACTACCTCTGGTTTTTCAACACCAGATCCCTCAACCAAATTTGGGTCTGCCACATCGCCAATATACCCAAACCCTCCGTCACTCTGCTCTGCTATGGGTGAAGGAAGGGGCGAAGGAGCAGCATTGATCTTGGGGTCATATGACTGTGCGGGAACTGTCCCTGAAGGTGGTGGGATTGTAGGAGTGGGTGCTGCTGGCGTAGTCATCGCTGGAGGGGTTCCAAAAGTAACCTCCACCGGCCCTGCATACATTGGAGCTTGAGGCATACCTGGCACTTGCGGCATCCCTGGCACTTGCGGCATCCCTGGAACTGCGCCCATTCCTGGCAGTAGCATATCGTACTCTGAAGCAGAATTAGATTTTGGAGGAGCACTACCCGCATACTTCTCCACTATGGAGAGGAAATAATCCGTAAGCGTTGGTGTGCTTGCCAGCACAGAATCAAGATCTGGAGGAGTAAAGTACTCTCTTGCCGCATCTTCTTTGGAAAGCATTCTGCCATTTCTATGGCATTTTTCCTTATGAAATTCTCCTCTAGGAGATGACATTATTAGCTGTTCCATGTTAGTGAAGCCATCAAAACTGAACACGTTTCCGCTTTTAGGAGCGTGCTCTCCTTGCCTTGTTACGGTAAAAACCATACCGTAGGTAGCATTGGCGTCTGGAGATCGCTTCTGAATTTCTTTTACTAACGTAGTAGCGGGATCTCTATTGACTGCCCATGGTTTAATCGTGTGGCCCCAGCTTTTGCCTTTGTCATCAGTGAAAACCTGACAACTAACAACTGAACAGATCATCACCTCTCTTCTCTTTATGAGATCAGAGAACCTTTGCTGAAAACATATTGGGCACGTTTTTGGGTCACCTTCGCGCACAGGGGAGAGGCAAGGAACGTAGAGTCCTATGGCCTCTTTCCCGAACTTTACCCCCGTCCCCCATGACGAAAGATAGTGTTGATGTTTCATCTTGAACTCTCTAAGAGTCCTGGTAAGTATTATGAGTTTCACCTCTACCTCGTCCTTATAGAACGTGAGGAACTTCGGAAACTGCGGTTTCAGCCCTTGTTTTGCGGGCGGTTTAGAAAAGAGATCATCAATACCTCCTGTGTAGCCTGTCATATGACTACCTCCTTACTTAAAAAAGTAATTAAGAAAATTTATTTCTGAAGGGGTATCCTATCCGCAAATATACAATTGTCAAGGACTTTTCAAAATATCTTCTTTGTCTTGTAAGCTGCTTCAAGCTCTTCCCTTGAAGATGAATCTGGATCTTTATCGTCTGGGAGTGTTACAACAAATACTCTTGTTCTCTTTGCTAACTTTTGACCAATTCGACTTACGCCTTCCCATCCCGCCATGTCGTTATCAAATGCCAAAGTTACTACTTCTGCAAATCCCAGTACTCTTTCCAGTTGCTTCTCTGGCAATTTTAGCCCACCAAGGCACACGACATTCGAATATAATCTAGAAAAAGCAATTACATCTATCTGTCCCTCTACCAAAACAATTTCATGCCTGGATGGATCTACAAGGTGTTCTCCAAAAAAGACTGAGCTATCTTTAGAAGGGTAGAAGTGACAGCCTTTTGGCTCTGTTATGGTTCTACCAAAAGCACAAACTATTTCCTCAGTATAGAACGAGACAAGAGGGAAAATTACCATCTGGCGATCAACATCGAAACCTAATCTGAAACGCTGGATTTCCCCATCACTAACGCCTCTTGATTTCAAGTAGGCATCTCCCTGTCTATCTTTCGTAAAGGCATAGTAGTCTGGAAATCTCTTATGTTTATCCTTAACCTCCACCGACAAGGAGGCCATAATTGTAGAAATGTCCCCCTGCTCTGCGAGGATAATAAAGTCATAGGCTTCTTGAGGTATTTTCTCTTCGTTGAACAGCTTGGTTGCGACATACGTAAGATCTCCGCCCAATCCGCAAGCAAAACAATTGCATTGGCTTTTTAGATTTGATATGGAGATTCCAAAAGAAGGGGATCTGTCTAGTCCCTTATGAACATTAGAGAACCTTGCGTTAGGACAACTCAGCATGACATTATCTGCAACCAATTTGTAGTCGCTATGTAGTAACTCCGTCAATTTGATAATCTGACGCTCCCGCATCGTCGTCATCCTCCAATTTTACGGTGTAATCTTCGCTGGAATCCCCTACCCCCGGAATGCGCCACATTAGGCTGTCAAATCTACCTTCTTTTATATTCCATTCCAGTATGAGTTCCTTTAGTTTTATACCGTCCCTGGTCTTCGTAGACCTAACGCGAACCTGAAGAAGATCTTCTCTATCAGGATTCTCTCTCTCCATGACAAAATTATGGTCTGCATCTGTAAGAATTGCTTTGGTATATGCCACATCTCCGAACTTGTTGAGCTGCCATGTGATGAATAATGGGACACTATAACACTCTGCCGCATGCTTCATACCCTTAACAAAATCTGAAGATTCTTGCCATGTCCCGGCTCGCGTACAAAGGTACGGGGAATCCCAAAACACTACCCCTACCTTACTATGTAAGACAGAAAGCAAAGCATCGAAATGCGCGATGGAATTAACTTGATCGGGGCCATAGATTAAAATTTCCTTCTCGCTTGCTTTCACACTCATGTAAAAGTCATCAAGGATCTTTTCTTCCACGATCTCCAAATCCCCCTTCCAAAAATTATAGGGGGATACCTTGCTCATAAGACTTACGATCCTGATAGCAAGCTGTCTAGGCTTCATTTCCTGTGTAATTATCAGTATTGAATGTCCTGATCTGAAAGCGGCAATAGCCTGGAGAAGTAAAAACCACGTTTTTCCTAAACCAGATTCAGCTAAAAAAACTATCAGCTCTCCAGGTCTCATGCCTCCAGTAGACAAATTCATAGCCTCGTAAAGATACGGAATACCCATCATCCCCTTCATGCTTTTCCTTTGGAGGTAGTCTTCTTTTACGGCTTCCGTTTCTTTTGTGAAGTTCATAGCTTCATGGTCTCCGGACGGAGAATACTTTCTTTTAATTTCTGCGCAAGAAATCATGAGCTGTTCCGCCGCTTTAAGTGGATCATTCTGCTGTGGTGTTTGAAGAGAAATAAGAGGAACCACCTCTTTTATCTTTTCTTCTAAACAATTTCGTGCGTGTCTCTCTCGAAGCTTATTGATAAAGAAACCAATGTGCTCGGACGTATGAGGCAACATCTTATCTAGTTCGTTTTCTACTGTTTCCACCGCTTGCATCTTCATCATGTCCGGATTAGCTATGCAAGATTCTACGAGTTCTAGCACTCTATGCCACTCTTCTGCCAGCCACTCTTTCTCCACCCCCGCCAAAAGTCTTGGGTCACCATCTCTTAGTAGCTTGTAAAAAAAGCCTGCTTCAATGTTCATTCTGTTACCCCCCGCTGAAATGAATCATCCAGGATAACAACATGCGACAATGCCCGAAAGAGAACGCTTACGAAAGCCCCTCTATACCTATCCTTTAGACATGTAGGCGTAAGGTTTGTTGTGACAACTGTGAACTTATCAGACTCATACCTGTTTCTCACAAGGTACTCCAATACCCCAGCGGTTTTATTATTGAACTCTTCTGCCCCTAAATCATCCAACAGCAACATATCGCAAGAAATGAAAGTCTTACGCATGTCTGGCCATTTTTCGTAGAGTTCGAAGGCTCTAATGAATCTCATCGAAGCCCCAAACGATAATGCTATCCTGGCAAGAATGCATGCGTACGCAGTTTTACCTGTACAAAACGGCCCAGTGACCAGTATGCCTCGATTGCTACAAAGAAAACTTCTAAACACTACTGGGTCTAACGGCTTCACAGCAGTATCCTTGTTCTTGTATGGGGTGGCAGAAAATTTCCAGAAGCCCTTTGGAATGTTTGCAAGCTCAAGACTTTCAGACGTAACCCGAATAATCGGCTTTTCCAATATCACCGGCTTTCTCCTTTAATCCTTGGTTTTGTGAAAATATCTCACGCTTTATTCCCTCCCAAAACCCAACCATAGCTTGGGCCCGAAAAGGCGTACTCCAGTTATATTTCTCCTGAAACCTAGAAAAGCTATCTACAAGTTGTTGCACTACAGGAGCCACGTTTTCTATTCCTTCAGACTCACATAATTCCTTTAGTGCTTTTCTACCGTTAACGCCCAAATCTGCTACCGACACTATCTGCTTCTGAAGTTCATCGGTGACAAATCTCCATAAAGATGAAATGCTCAATTTCTTTGGAAGAACAGACGGAACTTTCGATGCTAAATCTGTAGCGTAATTCCCCTTCGATTCCACAAAGAGATTAGACCAATCATCTTTTTTCCATTTTCGAAATGAGCCTGACTTTTTCTGCTTCGCTTTAATTGCAGACCAAAACCCTAACAGCACTCCGGGAGTTACAGCATCCCATCCGAACGTGTCCTTGAGCTGTGTGATATTGTCGGCGATAAACTTTGATACATCTTCCAATTCTCCCATACACCGTTTATCACTACAAAATCCTATAAGTCTTTTCAGTTGTCCCCTGCCTTTCATATCTAGCCTGTCAATAAACACACCCTCGTCTGACATTAGTTTTCTAAACCATGTCCAAAATGATGCTGTGTTATGCCCCTTTAATTCTTTGTTATCTTCTTCTTTTTCTGGAGGAACCCAGTTCCTTGCTGAAATGTCATGATTCGCATTGGAACGCACTTCTGCTTCAAAGCACCATCTGCATAACGAGCTTGCTCTGCTTACAGACCTATTGCACTTCTGGCACTTTTTCTTCTTTCTTTTCTTGCTTTGGAATGGGTGCATCTTGTACTATCCTCTCGATAAACTTGAACGGAAATTTGTCGGAAATACCAGAAAGCCTCCAGTCTTCCCGAGGAAGATATGGTGGCAAATTGATTGCGAACTTTGATAGCTCTCTTAAGAATGTAGTTGCGTCATTTTTTTCCCTAGAACTGCCCGATGCCATGTCTCGCAAAAGGAATGCGGGATGACGCATTTGTCCTATGTATAACTTATCCCTCTGAAGTTCATATAGCTTATTTAGAGAGAAAGCTTTGGGCTTTTCCCAAAACATTTGGGCAGGCTGACGACCTAGTGCAATAACTATGTTGGGCTTCAGAAATCGTAGGTTTTGCCATAACCGTAAACTGCAAGCAGTGCATTCTTCAAACGTAGGGTCATCTCGTTTTGGTGTGCCTTTGCCGTCTTGCGGTCTACAAGCTACAAGATTGAGGAGTATTCTTTCCCTTATACAGTTAGACTCTTCGAACAAGGTGTCTATCATATTTCCAGATGCGCCGACAAAAGGTTCGCCTTGTTCGTCCTCATCCCTGCCTGGGCCCATACCTACAAAAACTACTCTGACATGGTTAAAATATTCAAATCCCCTGAAGTGTGCTGTTTTGTTTCTATGATTACCGAGAGTGCATACCTTACATCCTGCGTAGCCAGATGCCACTACATTGGGTGGCAATAGCGGCGCGTTCTCGTAGTCAAACGAATACTGCTTTTGCTCTACGCAAACCTCATACGGAGGCAGTTTCTCTTTAGCCTTCTGGGCCTCGTCTTGGTAGTGTGAGAAATGCAAGTATGTTTTTACCGCTTCTCCCCTAATGTATGGTGCGATGGTCACATCGGCCAAACACCTCGACGAATACACATAAAATTTTTCCATATAATTCTCCTCGCCGCAAACCCTACCCTGTAAATGTACGCTTGTCAAGAAAAAATTGCTACAATTCGGGTTTTAAAATTTTGTGCTTGTGCATATCCGTGGGAAATGTACGCTTGTCAAGATAGGTATTCAAAAAAACGCTTTCTAAAATTTTGGAGGTTTGGGTGATTAAAAAAAGGTGGGGACTGGGGAGTCCCCACCCAAGAAAAATGTGTCTTTTTACAGACACTTGCGGTAAAGGGGTAAAAAGAATCTATCGCTACACAGACGCCATCGCTGCCTTTACCAAAACAGAAGTGAGCACCGTTGCCGCGTTTTGTACAGCATTCCAGAAAGCAGTTTTCACTGGCATGTATGCGGCTACAGTGAGGTTCAAAAGTGTAGCGTTAACAATTTTTATTTCCTTGGAAACATCTTCGCCCTTGAGTACAGATCTAGCTTGAAGTTTTGCAGCATCTGTAGCTACTTGCTTAACCATTGCCTTGTCTAATTCAGAAAGATTCTTTTGGGCTTCGCCTATCTGCGCCATGAATCCATCAATGATTTGCTTTTGAAGATTAGAAACATCCAGGGGAATCTTAGTCATTTCGGGTTCAGAATATTCTACTTTCTTTTCTGATCCTTTTTTAGACATATTATTCCTCCAAAGTTTTCTTTGTGTTATCGATGCGTTGCTTCCATGACATTATCAAAAGCTTGCGCCTGTCCTTCTCTTCTTTTGTCAGGTCACTACCGTCTATCATGATAACATATTCTCCAGAGAGTGCATTGTATGTACCCTCATCTGCTTCTACATATATCTTCATGTCTGGACATTTGCATGCCGAGACTGATAATGCTACTATGAGAAGTAGCCAATAAAACTTTTTCATAATTACCCCTTAAAATTAAATTTAACCCTACGGTTTTACCGCAAAAACAGCAATCCAATTAGCATTATTATTTCCATTATTATTAAGAATTGCTCCAGCAGTTGAAAATTTTCTAAAAGTATAAGTTACCGCTGCTGTAACACCTGTTTTTTCTGCCAGTAATGCTATCGGATGATGCACACCTACAGCAGCAGACGTAGTATCAGCAAGTACAGCAACACCATCATAAATTTCAGGCCTACAACTTCCGCCTAATTGGTTTGATCCGCAAAGAATATAATGTACCAGTGTTAAAGGACTAGGTGTGGGAACCACCACACTTACAATAGTTTCTGTGGTTCCTATACCTATAGGAATAATATTACTATTAGCGGCATAATAAATATTATGTAGTTTTCCACTGCTTGCAGCTAATAAACCATCCACATACGTCTTGTCAGTGACAGGATTCACCGCAGTGAGAGGATTCGGAGCTGCACCCAGCGCAGCCTTCTCATTGGTAGTCGAAAATCTAGGATCAGTGAGTGCTGCATACGCAACGCTATGTTGGGAATTACTGTGTATGGTAGGCATAGTCCCATCAACTTTGAACGTAGATGAGTGCTGAGAATTACCATGCGAAGCAGGAAGATCATTTAGAGTTCTAAAATAGTTCCCGGCAGTAGGAGCATTCGCATTCACAATAGCGCCATTCTCGTTTAGGGTCGTATGATAGTATTGGCCAGCAGTTCCGCCTTGAGGTAACAGCATTGTGTTATGGTTAGCTGCATACACAGATTGAAAAGTTCGTATATCTGTAATATTGTCAGCATTTACAGTCACGCCTGCTGCTTCGTCCACTTCTACATAGGCAACTGGAACTTGAAAGGCTGTAGGAATTGGTGCTCCTGTAAAATCTGCTACGGGAGTACTCTGCTCTGCGCCCGCTGTGACCTGTGGGACAGCAGAGCTATCCAAATAAACAAGATCCCATCTTACTTTTCCCGCACCAGACACAGGGCCAAATGCGGGCGAAGTTTGCTGAACCTTTATTAAAAACGTACCTTCATACTTCATCCACCCCGGTTCGACTGTAATCTGGTTTCCTGGAGTAAGTTCTGGGCGAGGCTCGAAAAATTGGCTAAGACCCAAGTCTAATTGTCTTGAAGAAATTATTGGAATACTCATTATGATAGGCTCCTATGTACGCAGTAAACTGTATCTCCCACATTCAAAGAAAAACCTACTAAGGTTATCCCTTTTCCTCCCGTCAAGTTGGCCTCGTAATAACTGACCACATCATACAGCCTGCCCGAGTTCAGGAAAATATCGTTATTGTTTGCTCCCACGGTGAAGTCGTATGGGATCACAACCTCTGTTTCTCCTCCGGTAGCCGTATAGATATACCTAGACGTGACCGTAGAACCACCTATCAGAGCTACCCCACTCACACCAGAAGACCCAGCGGATATAGACCACACTATAGCCCATGTAAACTTCAACGAGAAAGAGGCTGTTTTATTTATTGCCCCAAAAGCCTTCCTCGCAAACATAGTGCCAGAGCCTAAAGGATTAGTATAAAGACCTGCCTCTGTGAATGCGTAACCATTCCCCTCAGAGATGAGCCATATTGCCTCGTAGGTAGAAGTATTTCCCGAGGTAGTAGGCATGATAGACTTTCTTTCACCCGTGGTTTGCTGAAGATTAATATCCCCAGGAGCAGGCTCTAAAGCAGGAGAAGGATCTCCTAATTCTATGTAGCCAAAGGCCGCAGATCCAATACTCATAAGAGGCATTATTAATTCTGCTTGTTCCACCACAAGGTTCTTGTCTTCGTGAAGAATTTCAATAGAACCATCATCATAGACAGCTTCTATTTTTACGCTCCCCTTGGCAGACATCTTGGGGCGTTCAGAAGTGCCATAACAAGTAGTGGCTCCTCCTATTCCTTGTTTTATTTGTTGCTTCTGCTTCGATGACAAAAGAAGTTGCCGAAGCCGCATCGCATCGTTTGATATAATCATATTTTGCTATCCTACTAGAATTATCTTTCCTGCCGTAGCTATGCTATGGGTAGCTGTAACCGAATTTACGCTGGGCTGTGCAACTGTTGGATATATTTCTAACCCCGTCGAACTCATGCAGTACACCTGCATATGTCTTCCCAGTCCATGATTGAAAGTCCATAATGTACTGCTACCAAAAGACTGTTCTGTTCGCTGTGCCCCCGCACCCCCACTTGTAGACACGAACGCGATAGTTCTCCACGAAGCTCCTACCCACATCTGCAATAACTGGTCGCTTGTGGGCATAGCCTGGTAAACCCTCAACATTCCAGGTCTAGGATTCACTGGCAGATTCAGATCGTTCGTGAAATTAGTTTCACCGAGTGCGTTAAGCTGATCCCTTATATGTCTTGATGTTGCTGGGATGCCTTGTGGGGGGTAATCAAACACAAAACTCATATAACGCTCCTTACCAGTGTTCCGTAGTTGTGCCGTATTGGATTGTCAACACATCAGGAACGAGCGCGAAGTCGGCCCCATCCTCATGCTTACACGTTAAAGCCGACCCAGTATCTATACAGAGCCCATTATCTTCTACGCCTGCCGCCTTGTCTGCGGCATAAAATCTGTATTCTGTTTCCCTTACGTCTTTAGCCATCTGAGGATACTTGACATCATCGGATGCGAAGTTTTCTAACTCCTCTGGGATATCTAGCACCACTATAAACAATCTAACCAACACATGAATTGGCCTAACCTCTTCCAGTCTAGCCAAAATTCTATCATAGTCTGAGGTATCAAAGCCGTCGAATGTCTCATCGCCTAAAACATAGAAAACTTCCAGATCAACTCTGGCGGCTTTGTATGGGAACTCTGCCGTGATATGATCGTACTCTGCTATTATGTTAGTCGTGGTGGCAGATCTAAATTCAATCCGATATCTGCCAGTTGCGTAGCTTATCGATCCTGACAAAACATCTGGCCCTAGAAAATTCCCGTATGTAGTCGATAAGGGATTCGAGTCGTCCCTTATTATCTTACCGTTAGCAGCAATTCTTATAGATCCAGGCAGAATAGGAGTGTTTGCGAAAGTTCCCTCGTAAAATAGCGCACCAGATGTGCCTATGGTTTCACCCGAGATATGAGAAAACGTATATCTGTCTTTGCTATATTCATTGTTCGCTTCGTATATAGATTTTTTATGCAGCGGTGTAGCCTTAACAGACATGCCCTGCATACGATAAAAAACTTCCCAAGACAAAGGTGTCCCTCTAGCCTTATTCAGAGTGACAATACTCTTTATTGTCTCACGTTTCGCGGATTCTGAAATGCTGTCCTCTAATGGATGGCCCATACTTCTCGCCATATATCCTAAAAACTCTTCGGGACACGAATCTGGGTCTACGAGATCTCTAAGCCCATCTATTTCTGCCAAGTCCTTTCCTTCTTCAGTCTCTAAGGCGTAAAATATCTGTTGTAGCACTGGGACAAGCCCAAGTTCATCCCACAATGATCCGTCGTCCCAATGGAAGTCTGGATCGTCCCAATAATTCACATAAGAATGTACGCCCGTAGCTTGATCTTCTTCGATTATTCTGGGAAGTAATTTGCTGTACAAATCCACCCTGAGATTATTAGTAATTTTTGGCACTAAAACACCTCCGAGAGAGTGAGGTTGGAAAAGGTGGGTATAACAAATTTGTCTATAGGAATATTCTTTGCCGAAGACTTGACTAAAGTATCGTAGGTTACCCTGACTGTTCTGCCTGCGTATCCTGGAACAATATCCGCTTTGTATCTACCTGATAAATAATCTAATTCACTAAAAGGATATGCAGTGGAGGGATGAATATAGAATCTACCCATATTGTCTGCCATAAGAATCCTGTCATATGGAGATCCCGGTATATACGCCGTAAACGCAGTATATAAAAATACCGTAACTGGGGCAATTTCTATATCGAAGTCTTGTCCCGCAGCAACCTCTGGTGCAGAATTAAACGACACTGTTCCTTCTGCGTAAAGGGAACTCGGTTCCTCATAGATAATCTCATTTGTGTCAGCAACATCTTGGCTAAGACCATCAATATTCCCCTGCCAATTGTCCCATCCATCAGAGAAGGCCACATTTGGTGTAGACAAATCACTAAACTTAAATTTTAACCTACCAAGACCGCCCAAAGTATCCAAGTTTACCTGAGATCCTCCACCCCCAGGTGCCGTCCTAACCTCAAATTGAAAACTCTTAGTAGTGCCATCTGGAGCAGCGAGTAATCTACCGTAGTATGTTGAAGTCCCGCCCGGAGAAGGCAAGGTATTCCAGGTGAAATTTATCTCTCCAGTAGAATAATTTACAGAGCCTGAGACTACATCACCTACAATATTCCCTGCGCCATCATCGTATGCGTAAAGCTGCGCCCCTGACTGTGCACCAAAGTTATCATACCCGCCTATCAGAAAAATTCTGTTCACCGCATACGGTAAAAATTCTGTAGGCAGAACGGTATTTATAGTGAGCCCATCACCAACACCGAACGGTCGCCTCTCAATAACATTTCGGAACTCCGTGATATCGTTAATTTTATTGTCTGCCGTTACTGATGTGGTCATTTCATTCATCATCCATGCGTATACCCTACATTCTGCTGTAATGTAATCAGTGGACGATGGAGGATCTGCAAATGTGACGAAAAAATGTCCGGACTCGTAACTTATAGTATTCGTGCCAGCATCATCGAGATCCCCGGTTAAAACTTCAGACCGATCAGCGCTGATAGTCTGAGTAGATCCGGCTTTTATTTGGAATGACGCAGGAACCATGACTACTCCATCTGGCACTACAAATCTACCAGTGAATGTGGTATTTACGTCGTTTCCTAAACCAAGATCTAGTGAGAGAAAATTAGATCCTTGAGCACTCGTCAAAACAGAGGCAGATACTTCCGGCATATTTTGAATTTGTTGGTTGATAGATGACAAAGAAAGAGGCTCTCCTGGTGCAACGAATGTTGAATTGAAGAAATCTCTCACTCTTCTTGTAGCCTCCTCTAGGATAGATGCAGTAGTTCCCGAAAGTAAAATCACGTTCGCAAAAATATCAAAGTACAAAACCCCTCCATCAATTATTTCAGGGTATGTACACATTGTATTGAGCGACCTAAGATAGTTATCTACTCCCACTTTAAGCGGAGTAGATGCCACTGTAATTCTTCCTTCCGAATCCCTGCTCCACAAAGCCACCTGCACCTCATTAGATTCTGGAGTATCTTGTTTAATTTTTGCGCTGGCATAGGCCGGAGTTCCGTATCTTGGATCTCTATATGTCTGTGCCAATACAGACCAATCGTTTTCCTTTACGGCCCTCTTGTTAGTTTCTGCGTATCTCGGAGCAGTGCTCTTTACACTGTCGAGAGATTCTATTTCTGCCCCACCACTCCCAGCTTCTGTATTCGTAATTCTAACATTTAAGGATGCGCCCGAATCTAGATAACCCCGGATACTCCCATCCATATTTCCCCTGGGGATATTTCCAACCACGCCTCCCCCTACACGATACTCAGCAGTGATAGTGGCGCCATCGGCAGGAATTACTCCATTCGTGCCGTCACCGAACATGATCGTGGCTCGGCCTGACCTATCAAAATCTACAGTGTATCGTTTTTGCGCACCAGTTATCTGGTAAAGAACATCTATCACAGACTCGTCAACAGGGGCTGCCCCGCTAAGAATAGTTCCAAAAGTGATAGTGGTGACCCCACTCGTATCTTGCGTAGCAGTATATTCTTTTATCGCTCCGGTAAACACAGTCACTTTTTGCCAAGGATCATTACCTACAAGTACGGTAAATCCAGATTCTGACGCGCCTATATCATCAATTATTGCCCCAAGTTTTGAAAGTGGATAACTCTGATTATCTGAGCCGGTTCCCAAGAACACATCCCGACCTCTACCTGTACCTTCAATATAGATCAACGAATCAGTTTCTTCCCACTCTTCATCCAGGATTGTTATCGTTACCGATCCTTGAATTGTTCCAGATTGCGATAGTTGAAACGCCTGATACTCTGTCCCTGCGGAAGTGAATGTCTGAGTATAGGTTTTTCCCTCTACAAAAACAATAAGATCTCCACTGGCATCGTCTGGCCAGTTCGCGGCCCCAGCAGGCACTACATATGTATCGCTGGCTTCAAAAGTAAGATCTCCTACATCAATCTGTTCGCCCTTCCTTATAATCACCTGAACTGTCTGTGTGGGGATAGGAGACAATGAGACTTTTACGGAAGCCGCACTCGGCATCCTGCGCTTGTACCCTAATTGTCTAGCTAAAGCAAGTACTGATTCTGGCAAATTCGCAGTTTCCAGATAGCAATTCCTAGCCTGTACATCGTAGTAGTACGCCCGTTGACCATGTGTCCAAGCAAATATTTGTAGCATGGCCTGCGTAACTGTAGACTCGATTATCTCTACATAGTCTTTCGGGAATCGCGCTCTTAATATCTCTAGCAAAGCAGCGTATGTTGACTGCTGACTGCGCTGCGTATAGGTAATTTCTGGCTCGGCCATGTTCTATCCTCGATAAAAGTCTACGGGCGCCTGGTAATTCGTTTTCGAATAGTCATCCCTATCAATAAACCCCAACCAAATCACTATTTTTCTAGGGGTGTCGATATTAGTTTCTATTGATGTGATTTTTATTCTGGGATCTTGGGATTCAATGTCGTTCACGCTATAGTACATCAACAAGTTTATAATAGAATCTGTCATAAGTTGATGTACAAGTGAAGAAACG